ACCAATAAAAAAAATAGTATATAGATAAAATGAAATATTATAAAGTAATAATAAAAGAAGACCCCCCTGCAGGAAAATTGATTTCTTTTTGTATTTGTGGCGTTGCATATATATATATAACCCCACCCCTGAAAATTTCTAAAAAAATTTTTTTAACATTAGGTTAACATTAGTGTGTTATATTGCAGTATGAAAATAGATGTTTCAAATATTATTTATATAACTATTATGGTAGTTGTTTATGTGTTTGGTGTATTAGTCTAATAATACAGATTCACCTGCTGTAACGTGTATATGTCGTATATGACGACCTATTCCAGTGGTCTGGTTAGATTCTATGCTGGTATAGTCGTTATTTGTCAATTCTCTGGATATAGTATTAATAACTATGTCTACAAATTTATTATCTACAAACATGTATACTTGATCTCTGTCAACCAGATCCCCTTCTGTGTCAAATTGAATGAATATAATAGCTTCTTCAGACGAGAAAAAAAGCTTAGTGTTGTCAGGTAAATCCTCATTTAGTGAATTTAATATAAATGATGAAGTTCCTAAAGGCCCACTAATAATAAGGTTAGCGTCAGGATTAACTCCTCTAACAGTTCCAATAAACCCACCTGTTCCTTCTAGAGTTAACTTCTGACCTCTTTTTAGGTCTGCTGATAATGTTGTAATCCCATCAATAGTTACTTGAACTGGGCTGGTAGAAGAACTTACAGCTCCATTTACCACCATGGAAGAATCTCTATTTGTAGTGTATCTTTTGGAGAACATCTTTTTAAAAGAGTCTTTAGGGTAGCAGTAAGAAGACTGTCTAGTAAACTGTGAAGTTCCAGCACCTGTGGTGTTTTCTAAAAATTCTGTTGCCTTAAAGCTTATTACTCCACTCATAATTATTTTTTTCTTCTTTTTCTAAAACCTTTAGGCTTATAAACCATACCTCCTTCTTGGAATTTTCTTCCAAAATTGTAATTTCCTCTTTTTGCTTTTTCTTTTAATTTTTCTTCAGTTAATTTAGTTGCTTTTTCTGATAAATTATAACCTGCTTTACCAATTTTAAATGCACTCTTAAGTGGATTAGGTGGTGATCCAGCAACTACATTAGGATTAGATTTAAAGCTAAAGACGCTTTGACTATCTGGCATTTTTATTCTTTCTCTATTGTCTTTTTCTTTATTGTTTACACCACCATATTGGTATTTTCTTTTCTTTTTTGATTTTCTATTTATATTCATAGTACATCCATCTTGACAATTCCATTTTCTTAATGCTAATGCTTTTCTTGTTGGCCTTCCTTTCTCATCTTTCATGGGCCCTTTGACCCCACTCATTCTAGCACAAAAAGATTTACGTCTTTTAGCAGATTTACTTCCCTTTTTTAATTTAGATGGTTTAGTTGTTACAGCCATGGATAGTTTACTACCAGGGTTGGCTCTCCTATAAGAGGCTATACCTTTTCTATTAAGGCCTCCTGATTTACTTTTACCTTCTTTTCTTGTCCACGCTGGGGTTGATATACCACCTTTTGCCATTGTTTTTTTCTTTTTATATCTAGATACTCTACCTTTTGTATCCTTTTCTATTTTTGCTCTTCTCTTTTCCCCTTTGGTTAACTCTGACCAAGTAGATGGAGTATCTTTTGATATTCTCTTTGTTGGCCTAAAAGTATTTTCTCCCTTATCATAACCTTTGTTACCTTTAGGTGTACGCCAATCTTCTTTGAACCAACGCTTAAGTCTTAATCCTGCTGCTGTCTTTCTTACTGCCATTACTTTTTCTTTTTACCTCCTTCACCCCAGTTGGCAGCACCCACCTTTCTACATTTAGCCATAGCACCACTTCTATAAGCAGAAGTTTTAGGTCCATATCTAGAAACCACTTTGTGATAACAAGCGTCTTTTGTAGAACCTCCTTTCTTATATATTCTTTTTACTTTATTTTCATTTTTACGCTTTAATGTCACTCCACCTTTTTTCATTAATTTTGGACTAAATTTATATTCTACGCCCTTATATATATATGATTTTTTACCTTCCTCCTTTGCTTGTTTTGCTATAGCTCTTTTTTCTTCTGTTTGTGTTTTTACCTCATTTTTAATTTGTTTCTTTTTTTGTTTTTTATTTAATTTAACTTGTTTCTTTTTTTGTTTTTTTTGTTTAGCTTCTTCTTCTTTTAATTTTTTGTTTTTTAAATATATATCATCAGTATAAGTTCTACCTGTTTTCTCAAAACCTATACCAGATTTTCTTTGAATCATTTCTACATAGACACCTGTCTTAGGATTAAAAACAGCTCTTCTTTTTCTTTTTTCCATTTCTTCTTTGGTTAATCCTTTTTTAAAATCTCCTGTAAAATTAAGTTGATCTGAATATGAGCTAGCACTCTCAGACAAAGGTGTTACTTTTATTTTATTAGTTCTATCAAACCTAGGGTTTCTGTTTTTAGAATCAAATACATTCATCGTTTGCTTTACTTGCCTCTCGTAATTAGCCTTTTTAGCCTCTTCTGGTGTATACGTTACCCCAGTAGCAGGATTTACTGTTCCTGTATATGGATCTTTTTTATCTGGGTTATTACGTGCTTGTAATTGCACTTGTTTTAAATATTTGTTTCTTTTCTTGTCATAATCAGTAAATTCTTTTTTACTATATATTTTATCTCTATATTTTTCACCTGTTTGAGAGTCTGTTTTTACTGGTGAGGCAGCAGGATTTAATATGTTAACAAATTTTGTACCCTCTATATTTTGTTTTTTTCTTCTATCCTGAGTTATTTGATTAACTAAATTTACTTTTTTCTTCTTAGAAAGAAATTTGTTTTTAAGTTGATTAGTTTGTTTTAACTCATCATAAGATGAAGTTTGGTATTTATTGTCTATACCACCTTCTTGATACTTTCTAACAGGACCTCTTTTTTTTCTTTTAACTTTTACTGACATTATTTTCCAACTTTTTTCTTAGCTACATTGTGAGCTTCAGTAAATGATTTACCCTCTTTCATTAATTTAATCATAAGGTCCATATGTTTTTTTGTATGATGAACACTATGTTTTTTAAGAGTCTTTTTTTGTCTATCAGTTAATCCATCTGTTCTTTTAACTAATTTAACTTTTATTCCATTTTTAGCTTTAGGTGGTCTACCCACTTTTTCACCATAAGTTCCTTTTCCTGCTGGCATATTTTTATTTTTTAGAGAATTTTTCTATTCCACTTATACCAAAGCATCCTAAGACAACCCAGACAAAAGAGTCATATACAAATTCGTTAATTACTAGGTCTTTACCAATCCAGCCAGTTGCCAAATCAGCGACCATTATTAAAACCATAATTGAAAATGCAACAAATCCTATTATAGATTTTTCATTCCAATTATTGTCATCTTTAAATATATTCATTATTTATTTCTTTTATTTTTTAAAAACTGTTTAGCCCTTTTAAATATAGATGCCTGCCTAGGCTTACCTCCATATTTAGACCTTTGCTCCCCCACAGTTAATATCTGTATCTTTCTAGCGTAAGGCTTATTTACATTTTTTACTTTTCTAACAGATGCTCTAGCGTCTGCTTCAGTAGCATACTTAATGCTAACTGTATCTTTAGGATTCTCATCAGTGTATAATCTTCTTCCTGAACCCTTTGGTTTTTTACCAGTACCAATAACTGGATCTTTACCCATGTATTTTCTTTTACCCATTAATACCTTAGGTATTTAACTTTACCATTTTGGATATATATACCATCTGGCTTTCTTATAGCTTGACCTAGCAAGTTATACATTAAATTGTTTTTTTTAGATTGTTCTATAATCTCAGGTATATTAGTTGAACAGGGAAAACCTGTATCACAATCAATATACTCTATAAACTCTACATATTCTATTTGAACTATAGTATCATAAATAAATACATCAACGTACTCGACAACATCAACAAACAAAGTGTCTAGTATATCTTCATATACTGTTACTGTATCAGTAATATAAATATACTCAGGAACAAACACTTCTACCTCTACAGTGTCAATTATAATTTCATATACATATTCTGGTATGGTATCAAATATAGTTTCATACTGAACAACATCTATATATACTGTATCACAAGGTGGTGGACCAATAGGACCACATTCTTCTATTGATGTGGGTTCTGCGTCTGCCTCATCACTACCATCAGCACAATCTTCCCATCCATCATTAAGATAAAAAAGATCGTTAAGACCATTAGGGACACATCCATTAGGAGAATACTGAGTCCAATTAGCAGGGTCATCCCCACAGTAAAATCCATTTTGTTCTACACATTCCTCACATAAATTTTGAGAATAGACAAACGAGCCTACTAACAAAAATAATAAAAGTATCTTTTTCATAATTAAAATATTAAATAATTAAACCCAAATTTACACTCATAAACTGGCTTCATCCAGTATCTTTGATGAGTTCCCTCTATAAATATACCAAAATGTTTGTTTATACGCAAACCAAATATCATTCCTGTGTCCCATTCCATCCATTCTAAGTTATCTTGACTATATTCAAATGAGTAATCATCTAATCCATAATGATATGGTAATACGTTAGCCCAGGCATGTAACCAAAACTTTTCAGTGTATTTGTAATAAGCAAGTCCAAACACTAAACTTATTTCTTTTTGTAAACCAAGCTTATCTAGTTCTCTTTCATTAAATGAAGCTACAGCATCACCAAAGTAGTGTTTAAAGAACTCATCATTAGATGTAGCTATTAGTTGATCATTATTAAACCAATGCCAGTTACCATTAACGTATTGAGTAGAATATCCAAAGTCAGCAGCTAACTGATTAAACGTACTTTCTCCTGGGGTCCAAAAATCTCTAATAGGTAAAAATCCATAAGCAGGGTGAACTCTAAAAGCTGTACCCATTGTTATATCCCAATTACCTTTAGATATTCTATATCTAGTATCTAAAGAAGTATATTTTAGTTTAACCTTTTGATTGTCTGTGTATTGTACTTTAGTGACGAGCTTATCACCCAAGTACCTAACCCAAAAATTTTGGTCAGTAAATGACTCACCACGACTGCGTATAAAAGAGTAATTAAGAAGATACTCCCAACCAACAGCGTTACCAATAAGCACGTTGTCTGCAACAGCTCTTTCAGTACCATAATACCATGTTTTAACTTTGTATTCATAATCAAATCTTGCTATTTTTCTTAGGCCAAATGTTACATTGTAGTCATAGTCGTGTATTCTTGTAACATCCTCATAACCTTTATTTACTGCAATATAGTCATTTCTTTCGACAAATGGAGAGCTCATAGATGCAGAAGAATAGAATGTAGAGTATTTAAAAAAATTTTCGATTTGTGCGTTGGCACAAATACTTATTAAGCATAAGAGTGAAATTAACTTTTTCATTATTATTTATTTTAGATTCAAATATACAAAATTATTCTATATAGCTGTATCTGTTTCTAAACTTGTTGATCCTAACCAAGTACTGTAATCCCATTCAATAACTGTGGTTACGTAAGTAAATCTAAAACCTGTTGATAAATCAGCATCATCTTGTATAGATATTACAAACAATTCTCCACTTTCAAAATGTTTAGCGTTACTAAAAGCAAAGTGATGAACATGTTGATCGTCAGATGAAGAGTAAGCTAATGTTTCTGTTTCTTCTTCTGTCCAGTTACTATTAACAAACTGAGTAGTGTTTGGACCAATAGTGTGTATACCTATAGTTCTATTACCAGATCCTTCTAAAGTAGAACTCCTTATTGTGACTGAGACTACCCTCCCATCAGCAGGTGCTACTACAGCAGCTTCTTCTTGATATATAAGAGTTTGTTCATTAATATCTTTAAATGGTAAATAATGTTTTATTGTTCCTAAATCATCTCCAAAATTTTGAAAATAAACTTGTAACTGTTTACCTGCAGATGTTCCTTGTAACTGAACTGTTCCTGTAGCATCTGGTAATGTTATTGTTTTATCTGAAGATGTTGTGTCAGCAGCAGTTAATGTTGTCTGATGAGCATCATCAGTGTCCCCTTCAAATATAATTCCAGCCCCTGTATTGTCAACAAAACTTAATCCTGCTGAACTAATTTTAGCTAATTGAGCAGAACCATCTTTAAAATCAATGTCTCCACCATCAGCATTAAGTTCTATATTAGCAGATGAGTCTAATGTCATATCACCAGTAGAGTCTAACTCTAATGTTCCACCTGGTGTAAAGGTTAAATTACCAGCAGTTATTACAGAATCTCCATCTATGCGTAAAGTTCCAGCTATAGTCGTAGCAGAGCCAGTTCCATAACCTATATCAACATTAACAGTATCAGAGCTTACGCTGCCAGTACCAGTAATAATATTTCTTAAATTTGATGTAGTACCATTACTAGAGGCTGTGCTTAATACTAAATTTCCAGATTCATCACCAGGAATTACACCAATAGCTTTTACAGCTATAGAACCATAACTTATGAGCGTTTGACTAGCGTTGTCAGATTTAAATTTTACTGTCCCAGCTTCATCATTTAATGCTCCTGCAGCACCTTTATCGTTTACAAGAAAAAGATTAGGTCCTTTACTACTAACATTAGTATTGGTAATAGTTAATTTTGGTTTTGAAGCTGATGATGAAGTTACATTAAGATCGTCACCATCAAAAGTTAAATTACTCTCTGATGTTACTGTACCATCCCCATCATCTGTTATTAATTGATTAGCAGACCCAGTTACAAAACCAGTCATTGTGGTTATGTTTGGTTGTGTTGCCTGTGTCGTAGCTGTGTTAGGAGCCAGGCCAGATATAGTTGCTACAGTACCAGCTTGACCAGAGGTATCTGCTGCATTATTAGGTATATCACCAGATACTATTTCACCTCTAATAGTAGCAGAAGATTTATTCTCTACATTATCTAGTGATAAATCTGATTTAGTTTCTGCGATACTTCTACCTTCAATAGTGTTAGCATCAGTAAATTTTGCAAAGTCATCATCTACTGGGCTACCTGAAGTATCTACAGTGCCAGTAATGTCAGATGTGAAAGCTAATGTTCCAGATGCGTCAGGAAATACTATTATCCTATCTGCAGTAGGGTCAGCAAAAACCAAGGTTGTTTCATGTTCGTCATCAGTCCCCTCATATTGTATAAATCCAGCAGTAGTAGGAAAAAAAGTTGGAGCATTTAACGAGGCTGATGCAGTAATATTGTTTGATTGTACACCTCCTGATGTTAATGTTAAAACAGTATTTGTACTTACATTAGTGCCTGTTCCTATTGATAAAGTGTTATCACTATTATTTTGACCTATATAAAAATCATCCCCAAAAGTTATTTGATTTGTAGTTGAGGTTGAATCTGTAGATAAAGATCCCTGACCAATAGATAAATTACCTGTGAAATTTCCTTGATTAGCAAAAATAGTTCCCCATCTTGCTGTTAAATTTTGTCCTTGACCAAAGCTACCTTCACCATGAATGGTAAGGGTATTAGAACCTATATCTGGGTTTGTTCCACTAGGAGCATTAAATCTAGGAAGAAAGTTTTTTGCCCCCATATGCTAAGGTTTTAGTTTATTTCAAATCCAAATGTAAACGTCAAATGATTAGCATTACCTGAGGCGTCAGAAGCATCTCTGGCTATAATGCCAAAAAAACATCCTGTTTGAACGCCATCTGTAGAATCTTGATTAGAAGATGTAAGAACTAAATTTATATCTGTAGTTGTTCCAACCTCACATGTTATAAGGTCTGTTCCTGGAACTGTAATGCTTACATGCCCAAGTAGGGTATTTGTTTTTAAATTAGCATCACTAATATCAACAGCACCATCATTATCGCCAAGCTCAGTGTCTCCATCTGTATTTTTAACAAAAATAATATCAAGATTAGCCCCAGTATGTTCTGTATCAATAACAGTTATACTTTTTAATAAACAAGATTCACCATCTCTAACAGGTAGTGGTAGCCTTGTGAAATCTCCTATGACATCATTGTCGTCAAAACTTGTTGCTGCTATTGTTGGCGTTACTGTAACTGTACTATATTTCTTAGCCATTATGTATAAATTTTTATTATTATAAATTAATTTTTGTTAAATATAAGAAATATTTATTTATATTTGTTATTCAATTCAATTAAATGCAAGAAAATAATTACCTGAAATACTATAGGGATACCCTATATTTCTTCAGGGATAACTATAATCTGAAGGTTTCAGATATAGAATTTTTGTTCTTTGTATATGATTTAAAGTATTTTACAGGAGGGTATATAGCTAACAACTATCCCTGCTCAAGAACATTCCTGGTTTATAATATGCCTGATTTAAAAAATAAAGGTTATATTGCAATATATCAGGAAAGAGCTCAAAATAGAGCTAGAAAATATATGATTTCTCACAGAGGTAAATTATTAATAACTAAATTTTATAATATCCTAGAGAAAAAAGAAGATAAAATGTAAATTATGCCAAAAGTAGGTAATAAAAAATTTGCTTATTCTAAAGAAGGAATAGATAAAGCAAAGAAATTAATGAAAAAAAAGAAAAAACTTGTATCTAAAAAGTTTGAAGAAGGAGGTAAAACTGATTATACTCCACCTTCATTTTTTGATATGTTTAATTTTGGTAAATCTTTAAAAGCTAAAAGAAAAAACAAACCTGCTTCTGAAAAAGCAAAAATGCGACATCAAAGAAAAATGGCAAGACAAAAAGCTAGACAAGAAAGAAAAATGTTTAAAATAAAAAATAGATAAAATGAACGAATATCAAAAAGCCTTTAGAAAAGCCAGAAATACTGGTGAAAGATTTTTCTACTTTAAAGGTAGTAAGTACAATACTATGACAGGTAGTGAGGTTAAAAGTGGTAAAACCCAAAGTAGGCAATCAAAAAAATCAGAGGAAATATTATCAAGTATAAAATCAAAAGGTCCAAGTAAAATATCTACTGATTCAGATTCTATGAGTTTAATGAAAACTTCAAGCGAAACTAATAAAGAGAAAGAAGAAAAAGAGCCTAGATATAAAAGAAGAATAAAAAGAATTATAGATAGAGATAAAAAAAGAAGCATAAGAAAACAAAAGAGAAATACTAAAAAAAAGGACAAGGAAATAAAAAAAGATACAGATAGGCAAATCAAAATGGACGAGAAAATTAAAAAACAAAATATAAAGAAAAAGAAAAAGGATTTAAAAGATGATTTTAAAAAATCTAAAAAAACTTTAAAGGTTCTTAAAAAGAATCCTCAAATACTAGACTCTATGACAAAAATGAAAGGTGGAGGAACATTAATGGAAAGGTTCTCTAAGAAGTTTCAAGAAGGTGGTATAAATGATGAAGACATGAGTCAAGATGAAATGGAAATGGATACTACAATGTCAGTTAACGATTCTGTTGATGATCCTAACATGACTAAAATGCAAATGAGACAAGAAAGAAAGATGGCTAGAATAAAAGCTAGAAATGAAAGAAAAATGGCTAGGCAAGAAAAAAGAAGTATGAAGAAAATGGCTAGAATGGATAGAAGAAAAGCAAGAAAAGATGATAGACAAGTTAGAAGAATGACTAGACAGAATCAAAGAAGTATGAGAAAACGAATGAGAGGAATGGAAGAAGGTGGCATGATGAAAGAAGATAACATGATGATGGGTGGTGGTATGATGAAGAAAGAAGCACCTAAAGCTATGATGGGAATGGTTGCCAAAGCTGCAAAATCTGTAGCAGGAGGAATGATGAATAAAGACAAGATGATGGAATATGGTGGTATGGCTAAGAAAAAAATGATGGGTGGAGGAATGTCTAAGAAAAAAGATATGTATGAAGATGGAGGATTAAGACCAGCTCCTGAAGGAAATAAAGGAAAAGGTTTAAAGAAACTACCAAAGGCAGTTCGTAATAAAATGGGATATATGTATGGTGGAGGTATGGCTAAGAAAAAGATGATGGGGGGTGGAATGTCTAAGAAAAATTATCACAAAGGTGGTAAAATGCCTAAAAAAGGTGGTGTAGCTATAATGATTATTGCTAACAAAAAAAGTAAGAAATAATGAAAATCCAAAGCAAGTATATGTATGGTGGAAAAAGCACCTATAGAAAGGGTGGATATATACCACAAACTCAAATGTCTAAAGAAGAATTAGATAAAAAAGCTTATGGATCAAGTAAAGGACCACAAAAATTTACAAGAAAAGATGTAGAGCCACAAACTATGTCTAAAAGAAAAGATGTAAAGCCACAAACTCAGATGACTAGAAAAGAACTTGATAATCTGGTTTCTAAAAAAGAACAATCAAAAACAACAACAAAAAACAACAAAGTAAACGATAAAGAAAGTAAAACAAGTTCTAAAATATATAATTTAAAGAATGATAAAAACTGGGAGTATAAAGTTGAGGACAACAAATGGTTTACCAGAAAAAGGGGAACAACAAAGTTTTTTGATTTATCAGGGGATAAGTTTAAGTCTGCTGTAGAAAAATTAGATAAAGAGCATCCAAATGCAAGAACAAGAACTATGGAAAAAGGTGGTACACTAATGTCTAGATATTCTAAAGCTTATAAAGAGGGAGGGACTCCTGACTCTTTAATGACTGAATTACAAAAATTTGAAGAAAGATATGGAACGAAGTTGTCAACAAGACCCTCTAGAGACTCTAATCTAAGTAGCATTATTTATTTTATACAAAACATGCAAGAAAATTATAAAGGTTCAGATAAAGGGGCTTTTAAAGGGATTGACCTTCAAAAATTAGAACAACTTGAAAGAGCTTACAAAGAAGAAGAATATAGATTATATGGATATACAACTAAGTCAGATAGAGAGGTTAACAAATACCTTATGTCTAAATTAAAAGGAATGATGGATGGAAGAAGCTATCAAGACTTAATTAACATACAAGGAAGGTACAAAAGAATGGCTACACAACTGCGTAAAAATTTAATTAAACAAAATGATTCAGGTTCAGACGTGAAAGTATACAATCAATTTTTGCAAGACCCAAAATCATTTAATAATTTTTATTATACTGGTGAAGGGGAAAAAATTATAAATGCTCAAAAAGAAATAGAGCAAAAAATAGAAAGAGATGGTATAGATAGTTTATCTAAAGAAGAGCTTTTATTATCAGGAAATTTAATGCAAGAGGAGGATGGTTCTTTTGAAAATCAATCAAAGTTAATTGATTCTATTTCAAGAAAATATAACATAAATATAACTCCACAGACTTTTAATATGTTAGATTCTGCTTATGAAGATGCACCAGAAGTAAAAAAAGATAGAGGGATGCCTAATACTAATGTTGAAACACCTTTAAATGAAGGTGAAAAAACTCCTAGTGAGAAAGCAACACCTGGTCCAAATTTATCAACAATAGGACCAACTAAGTTAGATACTGATGAAAGCTCTGAACTTATGGCTAATAAAGAAGTCCCAGGACCTGATGAAAGCGTAGATGCAACAACAACAGATGATTCCACAGTTACAGAAACCAGAGATGATACTAGGGAAAAAGCAACAGAAGAGTATATTCCACAGTCAATGAGGAATAGAATGGAGGAGAAAAAAGACCCAACTGATGATACAAACCCAGCTAACAATGTAGTTGAGACTTCTGTAAATACTAATAATAACACTAATGTTAATAATAACGCCAATGTTACTAGTAATACAGATACAAGCACTGGAGATGAATTTTCTGGACCTAACCCTTATGAGTATGGAACAGATGAATATTTTGATTGGAAAAAAAGAAAGCGTGCTGCTATGTTTGCAAAACGTGGAGCCCTTGTTAAAAAAATTAATTATTTAAAAGGAGGAATCTATGGCAAAGGAAATTTCAGAAGATAGCAAGTTTAATATAAGTATTAAAACCCTTGCTTGGATTATTGCAGGCGTGAGTGCTGTAATAGCTGGTTATTATGGAATGATTTCTAATATAGACACTAAGTTTATAGAGCTTGAAATAAAAGTTCAAGAAGCCTTAGAATTACCAAAGCCAGGAACAGGAACTTATACAATAGATATGGGAGACCCTGCAGCTTCTCAAACATGGCCACCTACCAGAATGGAGTTTAACATGAAGGATCAGATGGCACGTAACCAAATTGATATGATAATGAAGGAGATAGATGAGATGAAAGAAGAAATAAGAGAAATAAAATGACTTTAAAAAATAAATTATCAATAGCTGTGTTTTTATTACTTGTATTTATGTTTACTAAATGCGAAGCACAGGAGTTTGTATCATCTAATGATTTTAATAATGTTGTAGCAAAAGACATTGTAGTAGTGGAGTTTTACGCTGACTGGAACTCATCTAACGCTGCTAAATACTCATTGGAGGACTGCTCTTACTATATTGTAGATATATCTAAGTATATGAATCTACAGTCTAAATTTAATGTTACAGCAATTCCAACACTTATTATTTTTGAAAATGGCGAGGAAAAGAGTAGATTTGTACCAAATGTTATGTTTCAACTAGAGGTTGATTCAAAGACAGTACAAAAAAATATAGATAAATTAATGTTAGCAAAATTTAATTAATTATGAACTGGATAAATTCTTGGAATAAACGAAATAAAAAAAATAAATTTATAATACAAATAAGACTAGGTTATTTAACACTACTTGAAATAGATTTTTGTGGAGACAAGTGTGATGAATCTTGCAGAAATAAAAGACTTAGGTTTATGATATTAAACTTTGGATTTGAACTATAAAATATGGCAACATTATCAGGACAAACAATAGCAGGTAGATTTTCTAGTTTATTAAAAACTAACAATGACTCTACATTAACCTCTACTGTGACAGCGTTACAGGATGGGGCTGGTAATGATAGTGATTTACAGATAGCAACAAACAAAGTAAACATAGCTACTTCGTTAGGTATAAACAGATCTACCCCAACTTTTAAACTAGACTTAAATGGTACGACAAATTCTTTTAGGATAGATAATGGAACTAATGTATCTTTAATATCTGGTAAAGGAAATACTTTTGGATTCTGTGCTGGTGACTGCAACCCTGCAGCAACAGTTGGTGGAGGTAGTGCAGGTTCTACCACAGCACAAACAACAGGTAAAACTTATATAGCTATAGACCCTACTGCACATAGTGGTAATGGTTCTACTATAATAAACAATGAAGCAGGTGATGGTACAGGATCTATTGGTATAGGTCAAAACAGTTTATCAACTGGTTTTATTCACTTTGGTGATGCAGATAAAAAGTTTTACTTTGAGGCTAGGAGTGCTACTCAAGCATTTGATATATTTGGTAATTCTACTACTTTATTTTCTGTAGATGGAAATAACAAAAGAATAGGTATGGGTACTGCTTCTCCTAATAACACTTTAGAAATACAAGACAGTGGTAGTGCTAAGGGTAATATAGATATGTTAGCGTTAACTAACTCAATTAATAACGCTGATATGGATGGTACAGAAACAAGTATATTATTCAATCAGTTTTATTATGATGCCTCTACTCCAGCTATCGCTGACGCAGGTAGAATATCTGTAGGTACTGAAACAGATTGGACATCTACTGCTTCTACTCAAGATGCTTTTATGGCTTTTGAAACATCAGATGGTGGTACTATATCAGAAAGAATGAGAATAGCCAGCACAGGTAATGTGGGTATAGGAACCACAGATCCAACAGCAACTTTACATGTGGCTGGTAATATAGTAGCTACAGGTTCTATTTCTTCAGATGTGGTTATAGAACCATCAGGAAGATATAAGCTAAATGAATACTTTAGTAGAAAACCACAATCAAACGCATCAATGATTATAGACCCTGATGCTAATGACGCTACTGCTTTAGCTAAGTATGTAAAGGCAAACAGGCATTTTGAACTTCTTGGAACGAATGCTGATGATGCTAAAGTAACTTATAGCTCAACTAAAGCTGGAATAAATTTAGCAACAAATGGTGGTAACTCAGCAGACTCAATGATTATCTTACCACATTTAGATTTCTTAACAGATCAAAACACAGGAGCACAAACAGCTTGGACTGGTGTTTTATGGGGTACAGAGAACAGCGTAGAATGGTCTTGTGCAGTAACTACAGATTCTAATATTGCAGACCATATGATATATGCAGGTCTTAAATTAACAAATACACATTTATCAGCTACAGATGCTGATCAAGCATTTTTCTTTTATGATTCAAGCAAAACAATATTATCTAATCAAACAACTACAGATACTTGGCATTTCTGTCATAGTATTGGTGGAACTGATTTTATAGTAAATACTGGGGTTTCAGTAGCAACAGATACTAGTTACAGATTTAGAATATCTATTGATGCAGCTAGAAAAATATCTATTTTTATTGATGATGAACAAAAAGGTGCAGCGACTGTTTCAAATGGAGACACAGGGGTAAACATAAATAACTCAGGTGGATATGGAACATCTGGTGGTTCAGTTGCTATGACTGTAGATGGAACTGATGCGACTACTAAATTTGTAGTGGGTGATGTTGTAGCAGACTCTTCTGGTAATATTATAGGTACAGTATCTGCTGTAGCAACTAACACATTAACATTATCTAGTATTACCCATGCAGTAGCAGATGATGAAGACTTATATTTATTTGGTACTAAGGCTGCGACTAGAACAACGCAAAGTGCAGCACTTACAAATGATATAGATTTAATACCTTATATTGGTATTGTAAAACATACAAACACAACAGCTAGGAATTTAGTTGTTCATTACGAAAAGATTAGTAGAATATTATTTGAATAATTATGGCAGATTTAACAGTAACTTTAACAGAGAGTATTACAGTAGATGGACACCAATATGGTGGGACTAAGTCTTTTGTAGTAAGTGGAATAAATGATGCTTATAAAAGAGTGTTAACAGTTCCAGCAAGTGTGGACACAACTTTAATTAATTTTAAATCTACAGTTGGTGTTTCTGATGGTGCTATGGATATTGAAAACGTAAAATATATAAGGGTAACTAATTTAGATGGTTCTAATTCAGTTAATCTATCTTTACAAATAGATGCTGGTAAAGATGATACTGATCCAGATGATTCAGCAACTATTTTGCTAGAAGCAGGTAAAAGTTTTATTATTGGAACACCACATAATTCTGTAGCAGTAGATTCTACTTCTTCATCAATAATAACATCTTTAAATGATCTAGAAAGTATATTAGTAGACAGCTCTAGTCACGCTGTAAGAATGGAGATTCTTATAGCCAGTGTTTAATAAACCTGTTTATAACTTTTAAAAAGAAGGCTACATTTTGTAGTCTTTTTTTTTGTATATTTGATAAATTTAATTTAATATAATATGACAACAGAAGAACTAATAGAAAAAGTAGTAGGAGAAGTAAAAGAACTATTACTAGAAAAAAACAGAAATTATGGTGACTCTGCCATAAACCCTTCAAGTGTATTTTCAAATGGAGATCCCTTAGAATCTTTAGGGGCAAGGATAGACGATAAATTAATGCGTATAAAAAATGTTGGTATTAATAGTGATACTGAGGACACATTAATGGATTTGATAGGATACCTTATTTTATATAAAGTTGCTATGATAAAAGAAGAACAAGATGAGTACGAAAGTGATAAAGAAATAATAGGCATGGGTGGATTTATAGTAAATAGTGGCAAAACTATAGCTACAATGGACCAGTTAAATTTAAAGTACAGTGAAAAAAAGTGTAAAAAATAAAATTAAAAAAATAGAAGACATTTTAGAATCTATGAAAGGTGAACATGTAAGATACATGTTTTCCTATATAGTTATGGGAAAAACCTTAAATGATTTAAAATCTGACGTAATAACTAATGTTAGTGATGATATGGCCTCTAGGGCTTTAGGTATAGTTACTGATAGCTTTTTATATCCAGAAGAAAAACTACCTTTTGTTAATCCAGAAGAAGAGATAGATGATAAACTTAGATTGTTTAATATGTTTAATACAGACAATAAAAAACCAGAAGCATAATGGAAATAGTTAATGGAATAATTAGAAAAATAGTAATAGGTGATATAAAAAATGGAATAACCTATGTAGTTGGTCAACCAATAATGAGAGGTCAAGCTAAAATATCAGCTATAGTTCAAGATGAAATGTATTTTATAAGATATAAGATGTTAAAGTTTAATATATACATTAAAATGGAAGGATCTGAAACATCAGAATTATGGAAAGCCTTTTTTGAATTAACAGGTGTAGAATACAATCTTGATTACAAAGAAGAATACGAAGTAAATTAAATAAAATGGAAAAATTAAGAATACCTAAAAACTTCTTTATTGTAGAGGTAGAAAAGCCATATGAAGATACCACAACAATTAATGGTGTAGAGTTAAAAATAAACATTACTTACGAACCATTAAGGCACGCTAGGCAATATGGAATAGTTTATAAAGTTCCAGAATGGCTACCAGAAGGTTTAGACTTTGATATAAAAGTTGGTGATAAAGTTTATTTTCATCATTTAATTACAGCTAACACAGGTAATCTAAACATAAGTAAAACCTATGGTGAGGCTTCTTGGAAAGATTATCAAAGCGAACATTTATTTACCCTGGAAGATAAAGAAAATTTATACAAAGTTCATTGGGATTATATATATGCAAGAGTTAGGGATGGTAAAGTTAAAATGTTAAATCATTGGAATTTTGTAGAACAAAAGAAAGAATTAGAAGAAGATATAAAAACAGATAGTGGTATATACTTTAAACCTGAAGTAGAAGAAATAACATTAAGGGGTTATGTTAGGAACATGAATCCATGGTTAAAAAAACAGGGTATAAAAGAAGGTGATGAAGTATTTTTTTCTACCAACTCTGAATATGAAATGAAGATAGAGGGTAAAAAATTACTTAGAATGAGGAATCAGGATATACTAGCAAAGATATAAAATGCCTAAAGAAACAAATAAAAACTATATAAAAAGAACATTACAAGAGCTTATAGATTCATCTAAAGAGGCTGTATCTATATTGATAGATGATATAAAAAAACCATTAGATATTGATTTATCTGATGAGAAAAGAAGAAATGCAATAAAAGCTAAAAAAGAATGTTTTGTGGATGCTCAAGAAATAATAATAGGTATATCCAAACTTGAAGCACAGCTATCTAATAGTGAGTCAGAATTAAAAGAAGAAAGGGACTTTGAAAGTGGGTTAGCTGAAAAATTCGCCAAAAGATAAAATTTTATTTATATATTTGTATATATGGGATTTTTTTATTATGCCTAATACAATTCAATTAAATTCAAATAGTCTAGGGGATGTTATCGAAATCCAAGGATTAAAGATACAACTCCCTAAAAAACCAATGAAAAAGAAAATTCTATTTTCTGATAAAAAGAAAAAAGAACAAAGGTGGATTAGGCAAGATATGCCTACTGGCTTAAATAGAGAAAACGCCTCAGACTACATAGAATATATAGAAGAAGAATTTAGAAGAAGAAGAGATGGTTTATGGTTCATGAATAATGGTGACCCTACCTATATTACTGGTAGTCACTATATGTTTATACAATGGTCTCATATAGATGTTGGTTATCCTGATTATAGAGAAGCTAACAGAAAGTTCTTTATTTTTTGGGAAGCTTGTAAATTAGACCCTGACTGTATGGGAATGTGTTTTCTTAAGAACAGAAGATCTGGTTTTTCATATATGGCAAGTGCAGAAATGGTTAATCAAGCAACACAGATTTATGATTCAAACTTTGGTTTGTTATCTAAAACAGGTGGTGATGCTAAGAGTATGTTTACAGATAAGGTTGTTAGAATATACAGAAGGTATCCTTTTTTCTTTCAACCAATACAAGATGGTTCTAGTAACCCAAGAGTTGAGTTAGCGTTTAGGGAGCCAGCCAAGAAGATAACAAAGAAAAATAAACATATAGAAAAATCAGAAGCTTTAAACTCTGTAATAGATTGGAGAAATACTGCAGATAACAGTTATGATGGTATGAAGCTAAAATTGTTAGTTCATGATGAGGCTGGTAAATGGACTGGTTCTACATCTATAGCTAAAAACTGGTCAGTTACTCAAACTTGTTTATTGCTTGGTAGAAAGATTGTAGGTAAGTGCATGATGGGTTCTACTGCTAATAAACTTGAAGATGGTGGTTTAGAGTATAAGGATATATATTATGATTCAAATGTTCAAGATAAAGATTTAAACAGAAGAACTAAATCAGGTTTATATTCTTTATTTATACCCTCTTATGAAAACTTAGAAGGATTTATTGATGAGTATGGAAGGTCTGTTGTTCAAACACCTGATAGTCCAATAATGGGTATTGATGATGTTGAGGTAAATATAGGGGCTAAAGATTATATTATAAATAGAAGAAATGGATTAAAGAACAATACTAATTCTTTGTCAGAATTTAAAAGACAGTTTCCTTTTACTACAGAGGAGGCATTTAGAAATGATTCTTTGTCTAGTGTTTTTGATGTAGAAAAAATATATCAACAGATTGATTATAATGAAGTAGCTGATAATTTAACAACTAAAGGTGATTTTATATGGAAAGGTGGAGTACAAGATAGTAAGGTTATATGGATACCTAATAAAAAAGGTAAATGGGAAGTATCTTGGTTTCCATCATCTGGCATGCAAAACTTAGTTGTAAGCAAGTCTGGTAAAAAAAGACCTGGCAATACAATTAATTTAGTTTCAGGTTGTGACCCTTATGACCATGATACAACAACAGATGGAAGGAGGTCTAATGCAGCTTGTCATATTTATCATAAATTTTCTATGTCTGAGGATTTACCTTCAGAACAGTTTGTTTGTGAATATATAAACAGACCACCAAAGGCAGAGATATTTTATGAGGACATGATAAAACAATGTGTTTTTTATGGATGTCAAATACTTGTAGAAAATAATAAAATAGGAATTATAAAATACTTTGAAAGAAGAGGTTACTTTGATTACTTAATGGATAGACCTGAGTCTACACATACAAACTTTAGTAAAAAGCAAGTTACTAAAGGTATACCAGGTTCAGGTATTGCTGTTATAAATGCTCAAGCAGAAGCAGTGTCTACTTACATATATGATCATGTTGGATTAAAATCAGATACAGGAGAAATGGGAAAGTGTTATTTTAATAATTTATTAGATGATTGGAGTAGGTTTGATATAGACAATAGAACTAAATTTGATGCTACTATTAGTTCTAGTTTAGCTTTACTTGCATCACAAAAATTCGTTGCAAATAAGAAAGAGTCGCCAAAATTTATTAAGTTTGTAAAAAAGTATAGTAATAGAGGTGTTTTATCTAAACAAATAAAGTAAATGAGTTATAAAAATTTATTTAGTGGAAACGACAAAATAAAGAAAGTTGGTGGCTATCCAAGTCCTTACGTTTCCCCAGAAGAAAAAGAAAAGAAAGAATATGGTTTAGCCTATTTTAAAAGAATGTTTTATGATTGGGAAAATAATTCTGAAATAAACATCAATAGTAGAAGGGCTTTATACACAAAGTCTAGAAGTTATGCACAAGGTGCACAAGATACAAGAAAATATAAAGATTTACTTGATGTAGAAGGAGATACTTCATATTTAAATTTAGACTTTACTCCTGTTAATATAATTCCAAAATTTGTAGATTTAGTTTTAAATGATTTTAACAATCAAGAATATGAAGTAAAAGCAAATGCTATAGATTCAGTAGCAGAAACAGAAAGAGAGTCTTTTAAAAATACTTTGTTTGCTAAAATGTTAACATCACCAAATTTAAAAGTGATGTCTGAAAACATGGAGAGAGACTTAAATCATAAAGGTTATGTTCCACAAAATCAAGAGGAGATTGATATATTTATGTCTATATCATATAAACAAGCTTCTGAAATATCAATGGAGAATGGTATAAAATTTGTTATGAAACAAAATGATTTTGACAGTATAAAAAAATCAATCATAAGAGATTTAATTGTTTGTGGTATAGGTGCTTCTAAGGTATCATTTGATCCTAACACTGGGATTAAATTAAAATATGTAGATCCTGCAAACTTAATAACTTCTTATTCTAATAAAGAAACTTTTTCAGATATACAGCACGCAGGGGAAGTTTACTCTATGACTATAGGTGATTTAAAAAGAATAGCAGGAGATCAATTAACAGAGACAGAATATGAAGAAATAGCAAATAATTATTCAGGAAAAAATGAAAATGGAAACATGGCTTCTAGTTATGAATCTTATGTAAATGAAGAGAACTATGAATACTATTATGATAAGTTTAGAATTACTGTTTTAGATGCTGAGTTTTTATCTGTTAATGAATTAAAGTATGAAAAAAAGAAAAATGGTTTTGGTGGATATACAGTAAGAAAAAAATCTTTCAAATACAAAAAGCCAAAAAAATCTAAATATGAAAGAGAGCTTATTAAAACTTCTGTAAAAGTTGTTTATTCTGGGATATGGATATGTCATACAGATCATGTGATAAACTATGGTATGGCTAAAAACATGACTAGAGAAAAATCTAATTTAACAGAAACCAAACTATCTTATATTACTTATGCTCCAGGTATATATAAAATGCACAACAAATCACTTGTTGAAAGAATGATTCCATTTGCAGATCAAATTCAACTTGCACACCTTAAACTACAACAAATTATTGCAAAGGCTAGACCAAAAGGTGCTGCTTTTGAATTAGGGTCTTTAGAAAATGTTTCAAAAGGTGATGGTGGAACTTTTACTCCACTTGAGTTACAAGAAATATTTGACCAAACAGGTAATATATATTACAGGTCATTAAATGATGATGGTCAACCTATGAGCAGTATTCCAATTCAAGAATTAGAAAATGGTATAGGTGGTGATATGCAAAAACTAATAGCTATATATCAACATAACTTACAAATGATTAGAGATGTGACTGGTGTCAATGAAGCTAGAGAAGGAGCTAAACCATCTAGTGATGCTTTAGTAGGTGTTCAGAAATTACAATTAATAGCTTCTAATAACGCAACTAAAAGTATAAATGATGGTTACTTATATATAACTAAGAGGTCTGCAGAGTGTATTTGTTTAAGACTACAGGATATGTATAAAAATAAAAATAAATACAAATCTTATGAAAACGCTTTAGGTAAGTCTAATATGACCATGTTAAGTTCTAATAGAGATATTAGTATACATGAATATGGAATTATGTTAGAGGTTGCTCCAGATCAAGAAGAAAGATTAGCTATGGAATCAAACATACAACAATCTATAGCCCAAAAACAATTAAGATTAGAAGACGCTATTTTTATTAGATCTATAAAAAACATAAAACTAGCAAATCAAGTTTTAATGCACAGAAGAAAAAAATATCAAGAAGAAGAAGAAAAAAAAGCTAAAGAGCAACAAATGATGAACGCACAGATTCAACAGCAAGCAGCTCAACAACAAGCCATGATAAAACAACAAGAAATGCAAATGATGGCTCAGATAGAAATGCAATCAGCTCAAATTAAATCACAATCTAGAATACAAGAGTTGCAAGCAGAATATCAATTAAAAGATCAATTAGACAACATGCAACATCAAAGAAGGATGCAAGAGATTGCCTTAAACAATCAAGGTAAAAAAGAAGTGGCTGATGTTAGTGGAGAAGTTAAATTAAAGGGTCAAGATAAAGCTGCAGTGAATCAATCTAGGCTTATAGAGCAAAAAAGAGATAGAGCTTTACCTATTACTGAAGGTAATATTTCAGCACCAGAAGAAGATTTATCTCCTGAAAATTTATTATAATAAAAAATATATATATATTTGCAACAATTACTAATTTAATTTAATTTATTATGGCAGACGACAATTACGATATAGCAAGGGATTTTGCTACAGCAACAGATTCAAAAGTAGAAATTGTTAACGAATCAGTTTCTGATATAAACTCAGGAGACGTTACACAAAATTCTAATATTATTGATCTAACTACAAGTGAAGATCCCTTAGAAGAAATACAGGATGTTCAAGGTGAACAACCTGAGGAGATAGAAAGTTCTTTGACAGATGGTGATGGGCCAGAAGAAGCCCAATCAAGTGAAACATTCCAAGATGAGGACATTAGGGAATTAAATGATGAAGATGCGTTATTTGTTCTAAACGAAAAGTATGGGACGAATTATGAAAACCTGGAAAATTTACTTAACGACCTGGAATCAGAAAAACAACAATCTAATTTTGCTAGCGAACAGATAGAAAATATAAATAGATTTGTTGAAGAAACAGGGAGAAGCGTTGAGGATTACTACATGACTCAAACTCAAGACTATGAAAAAATGTCTGATGAGCAAGTAGTTAAAGAATATTTAAAACTAGAGAACCCAGACTTAACGCAAAAAGAAATTGATTTATTCTATAATGATACTTATAAACAAGGTGATGAAAAGTATTCAGAAGAGCAATCTGACATTGGTAAAATTCATCTAAAGAGAGATAGCTCTAAAGCTAGACAAGAGCTCTTAGATCTACAGGAGGAGTATTGGTCTCCAAATGAAGATTCAGGAGAAATGACTCAAGATGATGTTGAAGAGATGGAAGATGCTAGAATAGACTTTTTAAACGATATGGATAGTGAATTAGATGATATTGAATCATTATCTTTTACTGTGGATGAAAGTGGAGAAACTTTTGATTATCAACTCACTGATGATGATAGGGATGTTGTAACTGATACGTTGGAAAATTTAGATACTTTTTTTGATGACTATAGAGATAATGAAGGCGAATGGGATAGAGAAAGATTAGCCATGGACTTAATTGCTATGAAATTACAAGGCAATATAATAAGGTCTGTAGCTAATCAATATAGATCCAAAGGAGCTGAACAAGTCTTAGGAGAAATCAAAAATCCATCTTTTGAACCAATTAAAAATACACCATCTAATAAAGGAAATTCTATTGTAGACCAAATAAATAAACATATATTTGGCGATTAATTAATAAGTTTAACTAAAAAATAATAAAATTATGGCAACTGTAAATATTCCCAGTGGTGCTACTTTAGGTTCAGGTATGGTTTTAAACCCAACATCTGTAGCTTTAGCAACACAGGACAATTATGTGAGTGCCCTTACTTCTACTGCATTAGCTCTTCATAAAAGAGACGTTGATGAAAACCTTGTAAAACGATATGGTAATCAAGGTATCACTGGTCTTTTAGAGTTAGTTGGTGCAAAGAAAGAGTGTACTCAAACAACTTTCTCACATTACGAGGAAGCTTTTATTCACAATTCAGTGAAATTAACTGCACCTACAATTAGTGACCCTGATGGCGCAAACAACTTTACTCTAGTTTTAGAGGATAATGTTAATGCTCAATTAGGAACAAATGATATAGAAACAGATGACCACCCAGTTAGAGCTGGTGACATCCTTTTGGGTGCTAATGGTGATATGTGTTATGTTCAATCTATTTCAGGTGTTACTATAAGAATGTGGGCTATGGATGACGCTTTTTCTATGGCTAATGGATCTACTCAAAGATTTAGTATTATAGGTAACATGTATAACGAAAACACTTCACAACCTGATGGATTATTACCTAGGGTTCATACATATCAAAATAATTGTATGATTATGAAAGAATCTTTCGTTGTATCTGGTACTGAAGCTACTAACGTAATTTACTTTAAGGTAGATAACGAAAAAATGGGTTCAGGATTTCTTTGGTACTTAAAAGGTGAGGCTGATACTTTTAAAAGATTTCAGGATTACATGGAATTAATGATGTTACTTGGTCAAACAAATAACAATCCTGATATTACAGATGGTTCAAACACTGGATTGAGATCAACTGAAGGTCTTTTACCATTTATTGAAAATAAAGGTCAATCAATGGATTTAGGCTCTGCTTCAATAACTATGGCTGATTTTGACGCTATCGTTAAGTCTTTAGATAAGCATAGAGGTGCTAAAGAATATGCTCTTTACGCTGGTATTGATTTATCTTTAGATATTGATGACTTATTAGCTTCTCAAGGTGCATACGCTGCTGGTGGTGCTAACTATGGTACTTTCCAAAACAACAAAAATATGGCGTTAAATCTTGGATTTAATTCTTTCTCTAGAGGTGGATACACATTCCATAAGAAAACTTATGATGTGTTTAATCATCCTAAATTACTAGGGGCTGCTGGATTTAACTACCCAGGTTATGGTATCTGTATCCCTATGGATACTCAAAGAGATGCTAGATCTGGAGAGAAAATTCCTTCATTGAGAATTAGATATAAAGCTGCTAATGGTTACTCAAGAGAGATGGAGCACTGGTTAACAGGTTCTGCTGTTCTTAAAAACAAAACAAATACAGAAGATAACCTTAAATCTCACTATAGAACTGAGAGAGGGTTTGAAGGTTTTGCTGCGAACAGATACATGTTAATCAAGAAATCTTAATTATTAACCTTATAAACTTTATATAAAAATGGAAAAGTATTTATATTTTAGAAAAGACAGTACGCTGGCTAATGATGATGACCCAGCTAATGGTTCTGTTATGTACCCACTTAGTGCATTTCAAGGATTAGTTGTTGGTGATTCAGATACTGCTGGTGCTGTAACTGGTGCGAGTGGTAGATGCTCATTGTTTTTCAAACCAATGAAAAAAGCATTTGCTGCTGAAGGAGATGCTGGTGATGACCATTTAGATGTTGTGGTATTGGATTGTGGTGATTTTACTGCAAAAGATATCATGATGAGTCTTGCTGAGGCAGTTAACGAGCCTATAGCAAGAGATAATGGTTTTATCGTTGTTTTTGATGCTGTAACTGGTGATTCTGTTGATAGCAATATTACAGGAATACATGTTATAGATCAAATAGCACCTGCTGACTAATTCTAATTATTAACTGTCTTGAAATGATATATAGGCAGGATAAAGAACACATTGAGGAGGGGGAGTTTTTCCTCCTCCAAGATGTTTTAAAAGTTTAATTTAATTTAATATTTAATACAATGACAACAAAAACAAAAACAAAATTCCCTAAAAAGGTAAAAATAATAGAGGTAGAAGACGATATTAATATACCTCCATACGACCCAACAAAAGCAACTAAACCTGTTGCAAAAAAAATTACAAATCCTTTTACTAGTAATATAAATAATAGGTCTAAACCTACTATGTATATTCTTAATAAGAAAAGAAAAGGTAAAAATGGAAAACAACAATTTCCTGTTGTTTATATGATTAAATCTGAGGATATTATATTTGACCCAATAAAAGGTGTTAATAGAAAAATAAGATATATACCTGGAGAATCTTCTATATATGAAGATGAACAAAAAAAAGATGCTAAAGTAAAAGCACCTATTACTTTTACAGATGGATATTTAGCTGTTCCTGCACAAAATCCAACATTAAAAAATTTTTTAGATCACTGCAATCAAAATGGAGATAATCCAAATAGAATGTCTAGGGTAAGACCAGCTTTCATTAAAGTAAACAAAAAGAAAGATGCTAAAAAAATGATTCAAAAAGAAGCTGCTGAGTTAGATGCTATGCAGTTAGCCCTTAAAATGCCTATTCAAAAACTAGTAGGTTATGCTAAAGTTCTTGGAATCAATGTAGATAAAAGTACAGAAGAAATTAGATATGATATGAAAATTGTTGCAAAGAAAAATCCATCTTCATTTATTGCAGGTATGGATGACCCAAAGACTGCAATAAAAGAAACTATTATTAACGCAAAAGAGTATGGCATTATAAGCATTGAAGTTAATAGAGTATCTTGGGTTAGAGGTGGAGAAAATGTTTTAATAACTCACACTCCTATTGGTAAAGACTCAACAGATCACTTTGTAGACTTTTGTTTAGAAGGTGATGGAGAGTTAGTTTTGGATGAAATTAAAAGACAGATAAAGAATTTTAACTAATCCATAATCTTATTTAATCTGTTATTTAGAGGGGGTTACTTTTGTAGCCCCTTTTTTTTTATTATATTTGTGTCTATGACAATAGATGAGATATATAAGTTTGTGCAGTTTATGGCTAATAAAGAACAAAGAGGTTTTATAAAACCTAGTGAGTTCAACATGTTAGCTAAAAGAGCACAATTAGACGTTTTGAAAGATAAAGTTGGAAAAGTGTCACCAGCAGGCTCTGTAATTGGATTTAAAGATTCATCACAAATGTATGATGAATTATATCCTGTTATGGTATTTGAAACATCACTAACAGTGTCTGGTGATTTGTTTACACTACCTGCAGATTATTTACATTTTATTTCTTTAAAATATGCAGAAACTTCTGTGGAAGTTGTTAGTTTAGGTGAGCTTAACAGTAGAAGAAATAGTTCTTTACTTGAGCCATCTTTTGCTTATCCAATAGCTGTAATTGAGTCGTCTGGGATTAGGGTATTTACATCAAGTTTTCAAGATTCAAACACTTCTTCTGAGTTAAAACTTACTTATATTAAAAAACCTTCTGATCCAAACTGGGCTTTTAATATTGTTAATAATATAGAGATATATAACTCAAGTAACGCAACTCAAATTACTTTATCTGATTCTACTCATAAAGAAATAGCCAATAGAATACTTGGTTACATTGGTGTAAATTTAAGAGAGTCTGAAATAATTACTTATTCAGAGTCAAAAAATGAACAACAAAAAACTTAATAAATGGTAAATAAGAGACAAATAGCAGAGCAGGTACAGAGAATAGTTAATGGTGGTTCTAATTCTGATGATTCTAAAGTAACTTTAAGAGAGGTCATGGCTTTGGTTGAGCAAGAAAGAGACGCTATGATTAAAAAGCATATAATGGAAAGTGCTGTTGTAGGAGAGCATGAAATACCAGCAGGATTTTTATCAAAGATAGTAGCTTCAATTCAAACAGATTCTAGTTATGGGGTGAGTGGAAACTTTATGGGTAGACAATATGCCTCTGTTGGAAATGTTTTAAACTTACCTAATGATGCTGCTATATATAGTGTTTGTACTAATCCTGTAGATTTAAAAGACACAGGGTCTTTAAAGTCAGATGAAAGACAATTAATTATTAATAATTTTACTGCTATTAACACATCAACACCAGCTGTTGTTTATATTCAATTAAAAAACAAAACAGGAACTAAAGATATAGGTAATAAATTTATTTTTTCTTTTAAACATGGTTATGACTCAAGTTCATTGAAAGATTATAAATTTACATTTACTTACAAAAACCCATCTGATAGAAGAAACACAAACATGGTAAATCAAAACTCTTTAAACCCACAGGTTTTATTAATGAGTTTAAACAATAATAAAGATTTCCAAGATTTTTTAAAAGTAAATAAATTAAAGTTTACTTGGGCTGACGAAGGTGATTATTGGAGAATGAATTTTACAAGTCATTATAGTACTCAAAGTTTTGGAATAGCTGGGTCAACTGATTTTGATATAAGATCTACATTAACTAACTCATCTGTTGTAGAATTTGAAACTTCAGGTCTTGTAATATCAAGTTCTTATTCTCAAGCAGGTGGACAAAACTACCCAACTTTGGGCTTTGGTATTAAAATAGAGTATTCTAAGAATAAAAGATTAAAAGATTTAGGTTCTGATATACATAATATAAAACAAAAAGGATCTACTTCTTTAACAACCTATATAGAACTAACTGAAGATGACATAAGAGTAGATGGTGATGGTGGTTATGAAACAATAACAGGGAACTCTTTGGTTCAGATGTGGGTAAACAAATATCAAGGTTTATTAAAAACATATGGGGTTATTGTGGATTCAAGAGAAGGAAAACATTTTATTAGAGAGCAAAATAACAATGGTGGATTTGATTCTGTAGAGTTTCAAGGAATGACAGGAATAACAGGTTCAATAACAATATCCACTGTAGGCACTGAAGAAATAAAACAATTTGCAGAAGATGCAAATTATATTACAGGTGTTGAATGTTACACTAGGATGCCTAATCCTGGTCAGTTTTCAAATATGTATGACAATGCCATACTCCTTAGTGGTAGAAAGTTTTGGTATAGACAAGGTAAAAGAATATATTTATATAATAGTAATCATACAACTTTTACAGGTCTACCTTTAAGATTAAATGTTTTGCTTATAAAGCCTTCAAAAGATTTTACTGATACAACAGAAGAGTTTGCAGTACCACATGAATACATTCCTGAAATGATTAAATCTCTTGTAGCTACATTTAGCATAATGAGACAAGCACAAGAAGACCTTGTTAACGATAATATAGATATAGCATAATGTATACAAAAGTAGAAGAAATAGTAAATGATGTAATAATAGAAGAAGGAAAGAATAGTGAAAATGATTTTCTTAGATATTTTAAACTTGCCCTTAATGGTTTAAAAGAACTTAATTTTGATGTAGGTGGTGGTATTAGAACTATAGAACTTACAGTTAGCTCCAGTACTTTGACTGTTGACCTACCTATTGATTATGTAGACTACACTATGATTGGTGTTCGTGGAACAGATGGAGACGTACACCCTCTTGGTAAAAGAACCAATAAATCTTTAGTGTCAACTTCTGCAAACAGCATATTAGTCAATGATGATGAATTAGAGCCACCATTTGAACAATATACACAAAAATATGGTATAGGTGGTGGGAATAATGCAAATGGATATTATAGAGTTGATTATGAAAATAATGTAATACAATTTTCATCAACTTGTTCAGGAAAAAGAATAGTATTAGAATATATATCTAACGATCTTGTTCATCCTAAGTTTGGAGAGGTTATGGTTCACGTTCATGCTGAAGAAGCTTTAAGGTCTTACATATATTGGAAGTCTATAAGTAGAAAAAGAAACTTACCACCATCAGAAAAATTAGCTGCTAGGTCTGAGTATTATAATAATAAAAGATTAGCTAGAGCCAGAATGCTTAAGTTTACAAAGTCTGAAGCTTTACAAACAACTAGAAAAGCATTTAAACAAGCTCCTAAAATTTAATACATATGGCACAAGATAAAAGAAATTTTATAGGTGGATTAAATAGAGATGATGACTCTAGGGTAGTTCCTAATGGAGATTACTTCTTTGCACAAAATGTTAGAATAACATCTTCAGAAGACAGAAATAGTCAATTAGTAGAGAACCTTAGGGGCATGACCAAAGAAAACTATACTAGAGTATTTGGAAGTAAAGAAGGTAGCTTTGGTGGAGATGGATCAGAGTACAGGGTTATAGGTGCGTATAAAGATGAGCCTAACAATAGTATATATTACTTTATATTTAGTGAGTTGTTTTTTCATATGATTCTAGAATATAATATAAAAAATGATTTTATATCTACTGTATACAGAGATACAGGAACTCAAGACAATTTACTTAGATTTGATAAAGATACCTTAATAACAGGTGTAAATAGAATTGATGATTTGCTATACTGGACTTGTGATAATAAGTATGTAAAAAGTCAAGGTGTAGAATTAAGCTTTGGTAGAGGTAGGGCAGAGTTTAATGAACCAAAATTTATAAACGTAGAGAAAGCTAAAACAGGATTTAATACTTATAATGATGGAGGTGATTATTCAGTTAATCCTAGAACAGATTTTTCTCTAGAAACATCTTATCCTTTTGAGTTTTTTACTAGTACTATAGATGGAAACGAAGAAGTAGATAGTTGGAGAAAAAGAGCATATATAAATGTTCACAAAAGAAGGCCTAAGCATGCCCCAGTTTATTTTCCACAAACCCCACTTACTAATAATACTAGTGCAACTATAAATGTCAATGATATAGATGGTGACGCAAAATCATTTACACCTGGTGAAGTAGCTAGTCATAATATTTCTTTTGATGTTGTTAATGCTACAAGTGGATTGGACTTAGCTTACAAAAAAAATAATGTTTATGGATTTACTTGGCAGTTTGCTTACAGATATGTTTATAGAGACAATGAATTTAGTTCTTGGTCAGAGTGGAGTGCTGTAACCCCATTACCACAATATTACCAAAACGCAGAAGACAAAGATAAACAAAACTTATACAATGAATTAAGAATATGGTATCATAATGGACCAGGTGATGTTAAACACATAGAGATAGCTGCTAGAAAATGTCAGTATGCAGAAACAGCACCAGACAAAGGAAATCAAGGAGAATATTATTTAATAGCAACTGTTGATAATAATTATTATGACTCTAATTTTACAGCACCTACAGTTGTAAATATGCTACACCCTGTAAGTGGTGTGTATTCTGTTACGTCAAATAATGTTCCTTATATAAAAAGCATGGCAACAGATGGATCTTCTGTGGTTTATAGTGATAGCCCATTAGGGTTTTTTGATTTTAGAAATGATGGTGTCTACACTCAGGTAGACCCAGTTCAATTTAGTAAGTTATATGATAGGGTTCCTAAGAGAGCAAAAGCACAAGAAATAATAAGCGACAATAGAATAGCTTATGGTAATTATACTGATGGTTTTGACCAAGTCCCTATTCATTTTGATTTAATACCATTGTATGGAGCAGACCCAGGGTTGGTTATTTTAGACCCTTCTGGTCAATCTTTATCTGATGGTATATCTTTTGGTGGAGAAGAAATAATTGAAGCTGACCCAGATAATGTTAATCAGTTTACTGAAGAAAATTATGGTGAACCTCCACAAGTTAATATAACTTATAATAATGCAGACGTTGACAACACTGACCTTTTTCCTGATGCAGATGAAAGTTTAACAAATTCACGTGCAATATGTTATAACGCTGATGCAGTTAAGGTAACATTAACGTACAGTTTTCCAACCATAACTACTCCTGGTCAAAAAATTAATTTAGATTTTAATTATAGAATAAGTTTTAAATATTTTCATTCCCCAAAAGTAGGTAAAGACGATATAGCAAGATGGCCAGCTACTGATTGGGCAAATTCTTGGGAAGAATATAGGTATCAATTTTTTGGAGCACAAATTAAAAAAAGTTTTACAGTTGCTGCAGATGGTATAGATGGTGTAGTTGATAATTTTGTTGATTACATTAATGGGATTCAAGCCCAAACAACTTTAGATGAT